TGATTAAGACAGGTATGTCTATTGCTTCCAATAGAAGAAGAACTAAAGAATTAGAATCTGTTGCTGAACTTAAGTTAGCTGAGAAGATGGCTAATGGAGAAGTTGAATATAAAAAAGCAGTTATTGATTCTCATAGAGGAGATTTAAAAGATGAATTTTGTCTTATCCTTATTAGTATTCCTTTATTACTTTTAGCTTGGTCTGTATTTAGTGATGACCCTGATATACAAGCAAAGATAGATATTTTCTTTAATAAATTTTCTAATCTTCCAATGTTTTATCAAGCTCTTGTTGTAGGAGCATTTAGTACGATACTTGGTATCAAGGGTGTATCTACTTTCAAAAAAAAATAATCTATGTCTGACACATCTAAAGAAATTATACTTGAGTATAAAGATCAAGTAAGGTTACTAAGGGAAGAAGTTGCTGAACTTCAAGACGCTGGTAAGACTAAAGATGCTGCTAACAAAAGGTGTTTACAAAAACTTGAGAACACTAATGAAGATTTAGAAAGATCAAATAAAAGAGTAAAAGAATTAGAAGATAAATTAAAAGAAATAAAACCGAAAGAAAAAGAATGAAGTTTGCACTAACAATGATTATATGCTCTATCGTTTATCAAGAATGTACTGACCCACATCAAATGCCACAAGGTTATGATACTTTTAAAGATTGTGTGGTTGGTGGTCATGAAGAAGCTATTAAAAAAATGGCTGATTTTAAAACTATAGATGTAAACAATAATATGATTCATATTAAATTTGCTTGTATTAGATCAATAAGTTCATAATGTTTTCTTTAATTTGGTTTAAAGACGATCAATGGAAAATCTTTACAAATGAGGTTTGGAGTAGTAAAAAGGAAGCTGAGGATTATGGTAAACGAAATAAATTTAAAAAATCTATTCAATGGAAAGTTGTTGAATATGATAGAAAGTATTTTATATGACACAAATATCTAAACATTTCTCATTACAAGAGATGATTAATTCAGGTACAGCTTCAAGACTTGGCTTGGATAACACACCTAACGAAGAACAAATAGAAAATTTAAAAGCTCTATGTGAAAACATATTAGAACCACTTAGAGAATATTATGAGTCAAGACCTGTAAGTATTAGCTCAGGTTTTAGATCAGAAAAATTATCAGAAGCTATAGGATCATCTTCTAAATCACAACATTGTAAAGGCGAAGCTGTGGACTTTGAAATTTCAGGTTTTGATAATAAAAATTTAGCTTCACATATTAAGAACAACTTTGACTTTGACCAACTAATATTAGAATATTATGAAGATGGTATTCCTGATAGCGGTTGGATTCATGTTAGTTTTAAAAGAGATGGTAGTAATAGAAAACAATCTCTAACTAAAAATAAAGGCGAAGGTTATAAGGTATGGCAATAAACAAAGCTAAAATGAAATGCAACTCACCTAAAAGAAAAATATCAGGTGGTAAGAAGGTTGTTGTTAAGGCTTGTAAAGATGGTAAAGAAAAGATTATTAGATTTGGGGATGCTAATATGACAATTAAAAAAAACAATCCTGCAAGAAAAAAATCATTTAGAGCAAGACACAGATGTGATACTGCCAATGATAAATTTAGTGCAAGATATTGGTCTTGCAAAAACTGGTAACAATAGGAGAAAACTATGTACGGAAAAAAAGTAATGAAAAAAAATAAAAAGAAGAAGAAGAAAAATAAAAAAGGTAAAAAATAATGGCAATTAAAAAAGGTTATCACAGAACTAAGTCAGGTAAGATTGCTAAGAAAGGACTTTGGTATAATGTTAACAAAAGAAAGAAAAAAGGTACTAGCAGATCAAAAGCTAAAAGTACAATAAGTGCTAAAGCATACAGAAATTCTTAGGCGTAGTTCTTTTCAGAACTGGGGAGATGGTGGGCAAAATAGAAAGGAAAAAAAATGAAGAAAAAGACTTGGAAGAAAAATACTAGAGGTATTATTAGAAATGTTGGTCTATGTAAATATTGTGATCAAATGATTATATCTGATGAAGCCTTTGTTATTTTTGCAACTAAAGAACCAGCTCATTATTCTTGTATGAAAAAAGATGATGAAAACAGAAGTTTAGAACAAATATAAAAAAGGCGACCATTTCTGATCGCCTTATTAATTTAATATCCTATTTTAATATTAGTACCATTCAACAATGGTGTTTGTTGAGGGTCAGGGTACATAGCTTCATTCTTAACTTGATTACCCCTATGTAATTCAGGTGGATTATCTTTATATGAAAAGCTACTTACACCTTTTACAATGTCATAGCCTTCATAAAAATAAGTAACCTTTACATTTAAAGCGATTGCCAATCTACCTAATGTAGCAGCACTCATGCCATTAGTACCTTTTTCATATTTTTGAACTTGTTGGAAAGTAACTTTTATTTGTTCTCCAACCCATGATTGAGTTTTACCTAATTCTATTCTAGCTTTTCTTAATCTTTTACCAGCATGAATATTGAATGAAGTATCACTTTCTTTTTGTATTTTACCCATAACGACAGCTTACCTTTCTAGTTGTTGTGCAACTTTATGTTGTACTTGTTTATGTTAATTAACGACTACCTGTTTGCCATTAATTGCTCTCTGCACTCAGAAACTTTTAAATGTAAGCTATAACTTTCAGCTTTTAATTTATTAGCTTCTTGTACTGCTTGGACATACTTCTCACTTTTTTCCCTCTGTTTGTCCATCAGCTTCTGCAGACGACTTCTGATGTTCTCCATCATTATCCTCCTTTTTTTTTACAAGAGAGTTAATCAACTTCATGTCGCTAACTCTACTTACAAACGCCTTAGTTGAAGGCATTTTTTGATTTGCAGCTTCCTCAACAGTTGCAAAATCTTCCTCCATAATTACTGCCATTTCCATATTGTATATTTTTTTACAACTCATAGTAATTATTGACTTTCAATTTACTGTTTTTTGATAATTTAATCAAGCTATATTTTCTCATAAATACATTATTTGATTTTACCAATCCTAGTCTTAATGCGTCTTTCATTAAGATACCTATTCTTTGTTTAGTAACATCTAATTCAACACCTATCTCATGTAGTTTAGGATAACATTCATTTTCTTCATAATAATTATTCATAAAATTTATAATCTTTTTTATCTGTGGACTATAAAAAACCTTACCATTACTTGCCATTTTTATCCTCCTTCAATTCCTGCATCATTATTTTTAACAGATGATTATATCCATTTATATCGTTATGTGTGTCAGCTTTATACAAGTTTTGCTTACTTCCATCATCTATTGTTCTTGTAAGTTTAAGTACAATCATAAGTTGAGGAACAATAGTTACTGGTACTTTGATTGATTTTTTATTAATAACTTCTAATGTGCTTTGTATAAAATTAGCTATAACATAAGAGTTGTTAGTAAAGTTTCCATATTCCTTTTGCTTATTCTTTAGCATTTGTTTTGTTAATTTATCCCCTATGTCTATCCATTGTATATTATCATCTTTGCTCATGTGTCTCCTTTTTTGTTAATTGTATATTTAATATTTGTATCTCATCATTTTTAAAATCTATTTTCTTTTCTAACTCATAAATTTTCTTTTCTAATCTTTCTATTGTTTCTTCTAAATCGTTATAACCTCTGTCGTTCATTGAACCCAATCTCCTGATGAAGTTCTACAATAATACTTAAATACTTTTTGTCCTTTATATCTAACTCCATGTGGTTCATGTTCTATTACTGCGTTCTTTTTTAATGCTTGTTTGCAAGTTAAAGATGTAGCACTCATTATTGGAATTTTTTTTAATGCGTAAGTTGTTCCTCCAGTAGTCATGTAAAGAAATAAAAAAAATATCTTCATAATAAAATAGGGGTAGTGAACAACGACTCAAGGGAAAAAAGAATACCACCACCCCTATATCAGTAAAACTAAACTTGTTGTTTAGGTTTTCGTTCTACTAATTTGTGAATTACCTTTCCATCATCTTTAGTATTTATCCATTCAGTTAGGTTAATTGTTTCACCTTTCTTCATGTCTTTAGGTATTTTAAAAGATCCCCAAAATTTTTCAGGGTTCTCATTATCTCTATTAAGATAACCTTCACCTTCTTTTAATTCAAATGTTCCCATTTGTTAGCTCCTTTTGTTTGCTTTGTTGATACTTAGTTCAAGGTCTTTCATATTTTTATATAAACCAGTTTTAGTGAAAGAATCCCAAACGCCATTCTGATTTATTCTTGTTTTAAGATTTGCTATATCGCTTCTTAAAACAGAATTAGGTTTTGCTTTTTGTTCAAAAGCTAATTGTATTATTTGTAGTTCGTCAGCTACCTCAACCTTTTGTTTAGGTTGTTGTACTTTAGAATGATTATAAAGTGGCTTTGCATTATGTCCATCTTCCATATCTTTTGCTTCTTCCTCATCATCTTTCATTCCTGTTCTTAAATTTAAAGCATTTAAGAAAGCATATTTTCTTGCGTATGACATACAATTACCTGATCCATACTTATCTGTTTTTGCGATAGCATGAGTTTCTATTTCTATAAAAGAACTAGGCTTATCAATATCTATGATTGTCATTTTACAAGTTGTTTGCACAAACATTTCTTTAATTAAAAAGTCT